GTGGGGGATACACGTCAACGGGAAGCTGATCGCGAACATACCGACGATCATACTGCGGGACCCGGCTGCGATGGGAACCCTGATATTCGAAAAGCTCAAGATCAACATACCCAAGATCACGCAGGAATCCTGGCGCAAGAGAGTATTGGACCCGCTGATCCCGACTCTGCGGGTGATTGAGGTGCCAAAAGAGGCTTCAGCGGCCGGTGTTATCGCGTCGAAGTTCAATGAATTCGTTCAAAAGGCCGATCTATCCAGTGATGGCACCAACACCGAAGATCGCAAGGTGCTGACTCGTAATATCCCGGTGGTTCAGGTCATAGGTGGCGTCAGGTGTATCGTGTTCCGTGGAACCGCGTTCAGCGAATACTTGAAGCGCAATAAGGCTGAGGTGATGACCGGGATGGACCTGTGGACGACTCTGCGTCGTGACTGCAACGCGGATCACGACAAGATGCGAATCCCGGGTGGTAAAGTTATCAATGTCTGGTATGCCCCTATCACAGAAGACCACGAGGTGAAAGTCGATGAACCCAAGTTTGAATCCGAGTTCTGAAGTCCGGATTGATTATGACCACAAGACTTCTAGGTTTATTATTCGCACTCCTGCGTGGATGGTGGATCGCGTTCGTAAGATTCCTAATCGTCGTTGGGATTCTAAGCGGAAAGTGTGGACAGCTCCTGCTCTACGCGCTAATAGTGATTTTCTGCTTGGGAATTTTGACAGCCACGTTTTTTCAAGCGAAGCTCGCGAAGTTGCTAGTCGGACTATCGAACGTGTATCGCAACGGGTGAACCCATTCCCGGTTCTGTATCCATTCAAGACTGAGCCGCGCAAGTATCAACGCGCCGGGCTCGACATGGCGTGGGGCAAGGAGACATTTGCATTCTATATGGATATGGGTACCGGCAAGACCAAGACATCTCTTGATCTGATGTCGGCGTACTATATAGACGGTAAAGTCGAGCGAGTGTTGGTCGTAACCAAGTTCAGCACACGCCGCAATTGGGAGGCCGAGGTGGGTATCCACTGCCCCGTGCAGAGCGACGTATACGTTTTGGACACGAGTAAGCCCAAAGCGTTCGAAGAGTGGAACGCTAAGGTCGACACTGGTTTAAAGTTCTTAATCGTGGGCACTGAGTCGCTCGCTGCGGGCAACGCGATCAAGTATGCCAGTAAATTCGTCAATTCGGCTCTCGCGGTGGCGATGATCGTCGACGAAGCGCATATGATCAAGACTCACAACGCGGTGCGCAGCAAGAATTGTGTGGACCTGGGGAAATCGGCTAGATACAAGATCATCATGACCGGGACTCCGATCGCCAATGGTCCCATGGATGTGTTCATGCAGTTCGAATTCCTGGACCCGAATATCATCGGGGTGGGTGACTTTTATTCTTTCCGCAATCGGTATGCAATCATGGGTGGGTACGAGGACCGGCAGGTGGTGGGGTACCAGAACATGCAGGAATTGATCGAGTTGGTTTCGCCTTTTGTGTATCAAGTGCGCAAAAGCGACGTGCTGACGGAATTACCACCGAAGGTGTACGAGACAAGGCAGGTGCAACTTAATGATGAACAAAAGCGACTATATAAAGAAATTCATAAGCGTGACTCGGCGGTATCTGGGGATAGAGGAATCACCGTTAAAACGGTGCTCGAAAGAATGCTCAGGCTCCAAGAAATCGCGGGTGGCGTTATCACCTACGAGCGAAATCCGGATATATACAACAAGTCCAAGTTCGAGCACGACCGCATACCCGGGAAGAATCCCAAGGTAGAGGAACTGTTGGCGATCACCGAAGAGAACGAATGCAGTACGATCGTCTGGTGTCGATTCGTCGAAGAGATTCAGATGGTTAGTGAAGCGCTGGTCGAAAAATATGGCCCCAATAGTGTCGTGCAGATCTACGGAGCTATCGACGAGAACACCCGGTGGGAGAATGTGTCGGAGAAGTTCCAAAAAGGCATCGCTCGATTTATCGTGGGTAATGCCGCCACGGGTGGCGTCGGTTTGAACATGACCAAAGCCGAATTGGTGATCTACTACAGCAATTCGTTCTCGTTCACTGACCGCGAGCAGTCGGAGGATCGAGCGCACAGAATCGGGCAGACCAAATCGGTGACCTACATTGATCTGGTCGCGGAAGGCACGGTGGACGAGGCTGTGGTGGATGCGCTGAGAAGCAAGAAGGACGTTTCCGAATTCGTGCGCGGCAGCATCGAGAGCAGAAACGAGAGTGTATTGATGGGCGCGCTCGCCTAGTATATAATAACCAGCATAGATTAGTGAATAGAGGATTCAATGGCCAAAGTGTTCATCACGCAGGAAGTAACTACCGCGAACTACAGCGACGTAGAGCGGTTTGGTGAACCCATATTCTTATCCGCGTCGGAGGTCAGCAATGTCCCGGATTCTCTTCACAACCAAAAGCTCGTCGGACTTATCCGTGAGCGATTTAATGAATACGATCCCGGAGTTGACTTCATCGCCCCTAGTGGATCCCCTATTATTGCGGGTTTGGTGTTCGCACTTGCTCGCGAGAAGGGAGACACATTCAACGTTCTCAAGTGGAACAATCGCGACCGAATCTACACAGCAATCCGTATCGGAGTGAAAGGAGTTACAGGTGTCTACTGAACAGCCCAACGAGTACAAGCATTACGATGGTGTGTCGCTAGTCGATTTGGTCCACGCCATGTCCACGCTGCAGAATCGCAAGGAAGCAATCGAGGATCAGCTTAAGCTGATTAACAAGGAATACGATTTCCTGCGCATCACCAAAATCCCGACTGTGATGGAGGACGATGGTGTGGACAGGATCAATGTTACGGGCGTAGGTCGTGTGTCGCTCACCGCCGATATGCACGTTAGTATCAAGGCTGACCAGAAGTCCGCGTTTTTTGACTGGCTGCGTGACAATGGGCGCGGCGACCTGTTGCAAGAGAACATTAACCCCAGTACCCTCAAGGCTACGGTCAAGGGTATGGTTCGCAATGGCGAGGATGTGCCCGAAGGGATGCTGAACGTCAGTCCCTTCACCCGGGCTTCTATTACCAGATCGTGACGATTTTGGGGGGTGTTAAGCAGACATCAGAGGATGCGGGATACCGAGGCTTTTTCTGCTTTCGACTCGGACAGAACAACCGCCAAATCTGGCCCCCCTCCCCAATTCGGCGCAAGCCGGATGTGTGGCACGCCTCGGCGTGTCTTTTTTAACTTGATGGAGTATTATTATGGCTAGCAAGAAGATGGAACTCGCAACTGTTGCAGAAGGTGAATTGGCGATTTCGAACGAACTGCCTGAGTGGCTGCAGGGAAAGGGTGATGCGCGTGGTTCCGAGAACGTGACCACAGACGACATGGTTATTCCCAGGATCGAGCTGATTCAGGCACTGTCTCCGGCTCGTAAAAAGACGGATGCGGCCTACATCGAAGGCGCGGACGAGGGGATGCTGTACAACAACGTTACCCGCGAATTGTACGGTGAGTCGGTTACGGTCGTGCCGGTCTACTACACCAAGCAATACTTGGTATGGAAAGATCGCAAGGCGGGGGGCGGCGGTTCCAACGGCTTCCGTGGGGCATTCGCATCCAAAGGGCTGGCTGATGACGCCATCGCCGCGCTGGGTGAAGAGGGGCTGGAGGCCAGCGATACTGCACAGCATTTTGTGCTCGTGCACTTCAACGGTCAGTGGCAAGAAGCCGTTATCTCGATGGCGAAGTCCAAGATGAAAGTGAGCAAGCGCTGGAATTCGCTCATGCGTCTGACCAACACTGACTCGTTCAGCAGGGCTTACAAGCTGTCGGCGACGACCGAGACTAATGCACGCAATGAGTCATACTTTAACTTCAATATCGCCCCTCTCGGGTTCGTGTCGAAGGATGTGTACCAGCGTGCTGAGAAGCTGTACGAAACCATTCGCCAAGGTGGCGTGAAGGTCAGTGCGGACTACGACAACGAGGCTGCGGCGACAGCCGACACCGAGTATTGATGCAAGTTGAGGCTATATACGGGCCTCCGGGCACGGGTAAAACGACAGAACTGCTGCGTAGGGTGAAAGAGACCAGAGATTCGGGCACACAAGCCGAACGCATAGCATTTTTGTCCTTTACTCGTGCTGCGGCTAACGAGGCACTATCCAGGCTGGGGCTGCGCAGGTCGGACAATGTGTCCACCATTCATGCGATGGCATTCAGAAGCATGGGGATGCGGCAGTCTCAAGTAGTGGATTCGATGAAGCTGCGGGAATTCTCCATGGTGATGGGGGTGCCAATCATAGGCAAGTCTCCGGAGGACGACGAGGAGCGAGCGGACGGGGACTTTTACTTAGATATACTCAATTATGCGAGAAATACGTTCAGCAACCCTGCCGAGGTCTACGACGTCTCTGATCGACCTGGGACTCGCGCCGAATTCAATGCTTTTGTTCGGGCCTATGCTGATTGGAAATCTACATACGGCTATTACGACTTTACCGATATGCTGGAGCGGGCCGCGAAGGGCTCGGTCCGCACCGATGCCGAAGTCGTTTTCGTCGACGAGGCTCAGGACTTATCACCTCTTCAGTGGTCAGTCATCGAAAAGATCTGCAAAAGGTCTTACCAAGTTATCATCGCAGGGGATGACGACCAAGCAATCTACACTTGGGCCGGTGCGGATGCTCACGGTATGGCAAGATTCACGCAAAGGCATAAGGGTAGTAGCACAGTTCTCACGCAATCGCATAGACTTCCATCTTCAGTCCACTCGCGCTCTCAAGGTCTCATCCGTCGCATCAATTTCCGAGTGGATAAAGAGTTCAATCCCCGAGCGGATTTGGGATTGGTCCGCGTACATGGCTCGATCAACTCGGTGGACATCGAACATGGGACGGATACATTACTCCTCGGGAGGACTCATTCCGTTTTGCGTGAAGTGGAGCAATCGCTCATTGAAAAGAGGACGCCCTATACGCGAGAGAGCGGCAGACCGGGAATGTATCAAAATCGGTTCGCGATCGGCATCCGAGCGTTCAACAAGTTGGTCCGAGGGGAGCGGATCAGTGATGGTGAGCGAAACGCAATATTCGCGGTCGCAACAGCCGACACCCGAGCAGCGCTTGAAAGAAACGATTATGCAGCCGTCACAAGAAGTCCTTTCTATGTGGCCCTCGCTATCCCCGGGCGCGTCGTGGACTTTTACGCTGACGCCGACCTCAACGTCGCACCTACTATACGACTTTCAACAATCCATGCTGCAAAAGGTCATGAAGCGGATCGCGTCATTCTTCTCACGGACATGACAACGCGGGTGCAGCAGACAGCGGAAAAATCACCCGATGATGAAGTCCGCGTGTTTTATGTCGGAATGACCCGTAGCAAGAACGTGCTCGATATAGTGGAAGGGTACAACGGGTACAAACTGTGATAGTTGACCGATCATCCTAGTGGTGATATAATAGCATCTTCATCAACCAATGCATAGAGGACTGAAATCGATGGCATACGACAACACTAATTCGGGCATGATCGCCCGTAATGAGAATCGTAAGACCGACAAGCATCCGGAGTTTACCGGTTCACTCAACGTCGAAGGTGTGGACTTCTGGGTATCGGCCTGGGTGAATGAGGGTAAAGAGGGTGGGAAGATGGAGGGCAAGAAATATTTCTCCCTCAAGATCAATCGAAAAGAGCAGTCAGCTCGTGGAGCGCCCCCCATCTCCAGCGGTAATTCGAAGTACGACGGCGGGTTCATCGACGAAGACATCCCCTTCTGATGTCCGCGTTTCCTCGCATAGACAGCGTGCCCGTTATGGTGATCGACACCGAGACCACCGGGCTGCATTGGTGGAAGGACAAGCTATTCGGCGTGTCCATCGCACTCCCGGACCATGCGTGGTATTGGGATGTTCGCACCAACCCCGGTGTGATTGACTGGTTGAACGACCTTATTCGCACACAGTCGGTGGACAGGTGGGTGGGTCACAACCTCAAATTCGATCTTCATTTCCTGCGGGAAGCTGGGGTGTCCATTCCGCTCGACCGGATCGACTGCACTATGGTGCGGGCGGCTCTAATCAGCGAACACGAACCCACGTATGCGCTCGATTTCCTGGCTCGCAAGTATGCGGGGCAGAAGAAAGATGACGAGATTTACGAGGAGATGGCGAAGCTGTTCGGGGGTAGGCCGACTCGTAATGCCCAGATGCCCAATATTTCCCGGGCACCCGAGCATGTGGTTTCGAAGTACGCGATTCAAGATGCGGTAGTGACCATGGCGCTGTACAACTGGCAGCGTGGGGAGATAGAGAAGCAGAATCTGCACCAAGTCCACAAGCTCGAAACGGATCTGATGCCCGTGATCATGGATATGGAGTACCAGGGCGTGCGGGTGAACGTGGAGCGAGCAGAGAAGGCGGTTCACGGCCTCACGAAGCGCATCGACGTCATGCAGCGGGATCTGAATACCCTCGCTGGCTTCGAAGTCAACCCGAACCCGTCCGGGTCCATCTCCGACCTATTCAAGCCGACTCTCGGCGAGGATAACGAGTGGTATCTGGTCGACGGCACTAAGGCGGACAAGACCGATGGCGGGAAAGCATCGATCAACGCCGATTGTCTGCGCAGAATGCGGCACCCAGCGGCTGCGATGATTCTCGACTTGCGCAAGATGCTCAAAACGCGGGACACATTCCTGAAAGGTCACATTCTAGGACATCAGCATGACGGCACGATCCATTGCAACTACAACCAGACTAAGAACGATGCTGAGGCTGGCACCGGAACCGGACGACTTAGCATCACTAATCCGGCTCTCCAGCAAATCCCATCAAGAGATAAAGATATTAAGTCGTTGGTGCGCCCCATCTTCATACCAGATGTTGGGGCCGATTGGCTGGGTCTGGACTGGAGCCAGTTTGAGTTTAGGGTTGCTAACCATTACGGTCAGGTACCCACGATTCTGGAGGCGTATCAAAAGAATCCAGATCTAGACTTTCACCAGTTGGTGAGCGATCTGACCGGAATTCCTCGAAATGCGCAGTATGCGGGTGGCCCAAGCTCCAAGGCTATCAATCTCGGTCTTGCGTTTAACATGGGTTCCGGTCGGCTGGCTCAGGAGTGCGGGTTGCCGTACACCGAGGAAGTAGGGCCTAATGGCAATGTGTTCTTGAAGGCTGGTCCTGAAGCGATGGCGATTTTCGAGAAGTACCACGCGGCGAATCCCGGGATGCGCAACACGGCGACCAAAGCCAGCGGCATTGCTAAAGAGCGTGGCCATGTACGCTCGATCATGGGTAGGCACATTCGGTTCCCGGGAGGGCAGTTCGTGCACAAGGCGTCGGGGCTGATTTATCAAGCCACAAGTGCGGATTGCATGAAGCAAAAGCTGATCGAACTGCACAGGTACTTAGTGGACAAGGAGTGTGGCAGACTGCTGCTCACTGTGCACGATGAAGTGGGTATATCTCTGGACAAGGACGCAAAGGAGGAAGCGCAGGAGGTAGCTCGGATTTATACGACGTTTGATGGTGTCGAGTGTCCCATTCGGCTTCGGGTTCCGATTCGGTGCGATTGGGGTGTTGGTGATGATTGGTACGCAGCAAAGGGGTGAGTCATGGAATCGATTAAAGTAGTGGTAGACTTGCAATACGGCAGCACCGGCAAGGGGCTGATCGTCGGATATCTGGCCGAGGAGGAGGGACCCGACACGGTGATCACGGCGTGGGCACCGAATGCGGGGCACACATACATCGACAGCACGGGTCGCAAGTTCATTCACACTCATTTGGGCAATGGTGTGGTATCTCCATTTCTGAGGCGCATCATGCTTGGCCCGGGATCGCTAATCAATCCGCAGCAGCTTCTGGACGAGATGAAAGCGTGCGAGGACTTGATGGATGATGAGGTCTCAGTCATCATTCACCCACACGCGGCGATCGTCACGCAGCGGCACATCGAGGAAGAAGCGGGGCCGATGACCAAGATCGGGTCGACCAAAAAGGGCGTGGGTGCCGCGATGATTCAGAGGATTCGGCGTGACCCGGACGACATGAACATAGCGGCCAATTGTAAAGAGCTGAAAGATCTCGTCACCACCGTGCAGGGATACCGGCACGCGCTGGGGAAGGCTAGGCATGTCCTGGTCGAGGGTGCGCAGGGCTATGGGCTGTCTATGTACCATGGGTTCTACCCCTACACGACTTCGCGTGATGTGAGCACGTGGCAGATTCTGGCGGACTCGGGCATCCCGTATGAAATGCTGTTCCACGCGTCGGGCCGCACTAGAGTAGGGGTGATCGGCACGTGCAGGACGTATCCGATTCGGGTGGCGAATCGATACGATACCGAGGGTACGCAAGTCGGGTATTCAGGTCCGTGCTACGACGATCAAGTGGAGATCAGCTTCGAGGACATCGGCCAGAAGACGGAACTTACTACTGTGACGAAGCTACCCAGGCGCATATTCACATTCAGCGCGAAGCAGATCACCGACGCGATCAGCTATAATGGTACCCGAGAAGTGTTCTTGAACTTTGTAAATTACGTTCGTGATGAGCGCGATCTGGTGTCCATCGTAAAGGCTATCGAGGAGAATGAAGCGGTGGTCAGATGGGTTGGCACTGGTCCGACGTATAAAGATGTCCACCATCTGAACTACGGTTCCCGGACTTTTCGTATGGACAAGATTGTTGACATTTGGAAGGCGACACGAGTATGATGCAAGTCGAATCTACGGTACACACTGATGAAGCCAACGACGTTCCGTGGTCGGTCAATCCCGAAAATTCCGCGCAGATCATCGACGCGCAAGGCGCTACCGTCGCGTCTTTCGAAGTCCGTCACCACTTACGCGGCGTCATGGGGAACTGCGACAAAAATGCCGAGCTGGCTGTACGCGCAGTTAACGCGTACAAAAAACGCGGGGGAGCCGACATACGTCAGTTACAGGATCGGGTTACCCGTTGGGCCGATAGTAACTTTCCACAACGCACGACGAAAGATATTCTACTCAAGCTCTACGAGGAGATTGGTGAGTATTGTCGCAATCCGCGTGCAGCCCTTGAAATGGGCGATATCATGATCCTGCTGCTCGATGTGGCGCACAAGAATGGCATCGACGTGCACAAAGCTGTCGAGGAGAAGATGGACATCAACGAGGCTCGCCAGTGGCGGGTGGATGAAAACACGGGGATCATGCGTCATGTCGGATAACTTCGAAGAGTGGTACTCGGAGAATTTCTCCGACATACCGGGCTCGAATAATGAAGAATACAAATTAGTAACTCGTACGCTTTGGTCATTAATCGTCGAGCGAATCGCACGCAACGTCGAGATTTCTGTATTCGAGGATATAAGTGGTGAAGCCGTTGCGGCGATGATCAGGGCGATGAAATGAACGGTAAACAGTCGCCCAGGCTTGAACGCTTTTTCCACATGGCCCAGGCAGCCGAGCGCAACAAAGTGGCCTCATGGATGATGGCTCAGGGTTACGCCACCGGCCACGGTGACACGGTTGAAGACCTGCTCAGGGAATTGGAGTGGCAAGTCGCAGACCGCTGCGCCGCGATCGCCTACGAAGCCGAGCCGTGGCATTCTGCTGATCTGATCCGCGAAGCATTTGGAGTGAAGAAATGAGCCTTACTACTGCAGAACAATTGAGGGCGTGCCACGTTCGTCGTTGGCACATTGTGCAAGTCGCACGCGAGCAGACGCTGGCCGAGCACTCATTCGCGGTTGCGGTGATCGCGGGATCGTTGGCTGCTGCTATGCGGTGGCCGGGTTTGATGCAAAATAACCTGCAACTCAAGCTGCTGCAGTGGTCGCTGTCGCACGACATCATCGAGGTGCGCACTGGGGACACGCCGACCCCGTTCAAGCGGGTGCTGGAGCAAGCGGGTGGTAAGGGCGTGTTCGAAAAGGCCGAGGATCTAGTGGACACGGACTACGCGGGCGCGTATCGTCAGATTCGCGGGACCGACATCGAGGTGATTGTAAAGCTGGCGGACCAGATCGAGGCGATCTACTTTCTGCAGGACAACGGTATAGGAGCACACGCCATTCAGGTGCTCGACGGTTTGCGCGAAATCCTGTCTAGAATGGTTAACGATATAGAAAAGGAACACCCTAATCTGAATGTGCGCGAGGGTGTCCGCAAAGTGTGTCAAGACATAGGAATTCATGGGGGCTGGCTGTGAAATGCATTGCATGCGGATATACGACTTTCGTGAGCACTACGTACCAGAATGTGGACAACACAACCAAGCGTAGGCGCTATTGCGTCAAATGCATGTTCAGATTCACCACTCGCGAAAAAGCCGAGGACAAGGATCAAGCGAAAGTCGAGGCGTGGCGCAAGAAGAAGAGCATCTCGACGGCTGGGGGTTGACGGGACTATCCCATCCGTGGTACAATCGGGAATTCATCAACCAATAGAGGACACGCCATGACCCCAATCTACTATCACCCGGACCAGGACGCCGCTTTCGATTTCATCTCCGTCAAGAAGGTCGCGGAGTTCGTTCGCCAATCCGGTCGCAAGCCCAATCCGGTGGACCCGCTTGCGCCCGAGGATCTGGTCGTGGCGCACGATCCTGAATTCGTACGAGCAGTAGTCGAGGGTCGCAAGAAGAACGGCTTCGGTAATACGAACCCGGCTGTTAACCGGGCTGTTCTGGCTTCCAATGGCGCATTCTTTGACGCAGCGACTCATGCGCTGCGCTGGGGTGGTGTCACGTGTTCTGCGACGCAGGGGTTCCACCACGCGCACTGGGACCATTGCTGGGGGTATTGCACGTTCAATGGCTTGATGCATGCCGCCGTGCGGATGGTCAACGTCGGCGCACGGGTAATGATCATCGACGGGGATGGGCATTACGGCGACGGCACGGACGACATCATCGGCAAGCTGGGTCTGGAGGAAAAGGTCGCCCACATTCGCAGGGAAGACCTGGGCGCATCACGGCATACCCGCTGGGAGCATGTCAAGTGGCGCAGCTTTTTCACCGACTTGATTCGTCAGCATCGCCCGAGTATAATAATGTATCAGGCCGGTGCGGATGCCTGGGACCAGGACCCCTATGAGGCTGGATACCTGTCGAAAGAGGGCCTTGCGGCTCGTGATCGTGGAGTATTCAGTGCTGCTCACAAGTTGCGGGTGCCGGTCACCTGGAATCTAGCCGGTGGGTACAGCGACCCGATGCAACTGACTATGGATTTGCATCTGCAGACTCTGGCGATATCCGACGAGGTATTTTATGGCACCACCGCTCCCACTGAAGTTCCATCCCAACGCGCCTAAGTCGTTCGCTGACTTGATGGCAGGGGTCGACAGGGGGCACGCTGCATTGCGTGCTGTCCCTGGCGCTCAAGCGATACCGCCCGCGTTTCGGCAGATGCAAAAGAACATGTTGCCGGTCGAGATTCTCGACAAATACAGCGACATGGGGCTGTTCGGCAAGACGCCCAAAGGCGAGCCTGTGCGGGCCACATTGGTACCATCTAGGGGGCGCGATCTTGCTGAGATTAAAAGCGGAAGGTTGCCGAAAGAGGGGCGTATACGGCTTGACCCCGAGAGCAGGGTGCCTAAAGATATATTCGAAGCTGCACAACTCCCCGATCGCCTCGCGGGTCGACCCGAATACCCCAGGATTAGTTGGGAAGAGGACATGGGGATTGGGTCGGGTAACGAAATGCTCTCGCCTTTGCAAGACACTATGCGCAGAGCACGCCGGGACCCGAATAGCAATCCCGCGATGCTGGACATCAACGCGATGTCGGTCAAGCCTTTCGTAGCTTCGCCAGACCCCGACATTCATTGGTGGTCGCAGGGTCCGAGTCGTGGTCGAATGCTCTACGGCGCACTTTATGACATGATTCGCGCTGGGGGCCATGGCAATGCGGCCAGAACGCTTACTGACATCAACACCGTCCGGCGATTGGGCAACGTAGCATCGCATTCAGCGGGGCATGGTGATTTGGGGTTCATTGGGCCAGTGAGCGAGTATTCCTCTAATCTAGCCGGACCCGGTAGACCCAGCTTTTCTCCTCAATTGTTCAATCGTCCTCTTACCAACCGGCCAGGAGAAGAGACTTGGATGCGCACGACGATGGGACCGGATATGGCAGCACAGGCCATGGGTCTAAATCCGAAAGACCTGCTCAATATGACGCCCGAGCAGATTCGGGGTCTGTTGTACGCTCGCGAGGCGAATTTCGCGGCAGCATCGGGTCCAAAGTCCGGATCGAGAGTGTCACCACTTCGGCTGGGCGACCCCAATGTGTCGATGTACGATAAAGCGGCGCTCGCCGACGTGGCGCAGAACGCTCGGACATACGGTCAAGACGAATTGGCCGACGCGTTTGGTCCGCATACCCTCGGGCGGCAGATGACCACGGAAGAACTGATGCTTCGCATAATGCGCAGGGGGGAGACACCGGAAGAGATCGTAGAAGACATGATGCTTCGCGGCAAAGAGGAGGGATTCGATGTGCAAGACGCCATTCGTGGACGGTATATGAAGGGAGGACTAGTTGCAGCACTCCAAAGTTGATATAGAAGCAATCACTGATGAGCGTGGTCAGCAGTATGGGGATTTCACTCATCAAGGCATCATCGCGCAGGACTTGAAGGAGTACATGCGCGAGCAGGACGGGTGGAGGCGGCTCAAGAGCCACCAGAAGGAAGCGCTCGACATGATCGCGCACAAGATTTCGCGAATCCTGAACGGCAACCCCGAGCACCGGGATTCCTGGGTGGATATAGCGGGATACGCCCAGATCACGGCGGAGAGGATACTTGACAAGTAATTCCACCCGTGGTATAATAAAGCTTTTCAACCAACCGATAGAGGACAACACAATGGCTAAAGTCACTACTCCCGCGATCGTCGTCACCGCTGCGATTATCGACGAGCTTGCAGCACTGCGCGAGCAGATCGCGTCGCTCGCCAAGCGTGAAAAGGAACTGGTCAAGGCGGTGCGCGAGGACTGCAACGGCGTGGACACTATTTACCGTGGCGTCAATTACGTGCTCAAGACCCGTCACATCTCTTCGGAGCGTCTGGATACGGTCGCTGCCCGCGAGGCGCTGGGCGAAGAGTGGTGCTCGACGCATACTAAGACCAGCGTGGCGATGAACATCGACACCACCGAGGTGCTGTAATGCACCCGGTGAAGCTGACCAAAGCGCAAAAGGTAGAGCGAGTGGCCCTGCTGCTGGCTCTGATTGTTCTGGCTCTTGACGTTTTTGTATGGAGGCCCTGAAGTGAATGAATCCGAAAGACAACTCGACCTCGCTCTCGGTGACGAGCGCAGCGAAAACGCTCGGCTGCGCGAGGAAAATGCCCGACTACACGCCCTTGTCGGCGAATTCGCAAGGCGGCTGCTCGCCATCGAAAGACTGGCCAACGTGGCCTTTCACGCGTCTTACACCCGCGCAGATGAGTCGTCTGGTGAAACGGATTAAGGCGCAAGAAATCGCTAATGCGCCCGACGCGCCGTACTAATACTTGACAGGGTATTGTACGAGTGTTATAATTGAGACTTCAACAACCAACCTATAGAGGACACTGCAAAATGGCTCATCAACTGCACATCAATTCCGCTGGTAAG